AGGTTATTGTCGATGCGAATGGTAATCCATTAACCGGAACGATTGAGTCAATGAGCGCTCAGACCATTACGCCGTCAAGCTCAAATAAAACAGTAGCATGCAACGGTAAATACATGACTGGAGATATATCGGTTAAAGGCGATGCCAACTTAGTAGCTGGAAATATCCTAAGCGGAAAAACGATTTTCGGTGTGGCTGGTAATGCTCAGAAGTTTGCTCATCAGATAGTTGAAGGTTCATCTGCGGGTGATAATAGATTGACGTATAATACACCATCGGGTACGGCAAGAGCGCGTCATTTTGATGCAACGTTTGGATTCATCCCAAGAATATACGGACATAGAGAAAACGGCAATCGTGACTCTGGCGACGGAGGAGTATTATGTTCCGGTGGGATTTATCGTTGTTTCGTAGTTAAGAATTGCACGGTTAATGTAAATTCTACATTAATAAATGGGAGAACTATTCATTATCCTGTTTCTTATATGGATACGAATTACATGGGGCTGGCTGCTGGCTATTATTAATTTGGGGGTGAATCATGGCTAAATGTTTATTTCAGTCCGGTGGCGGTGGTGGAAAGTCAAAGTTAAAGCCAGTAACCGCAACAGCTAATGATGTACTCAAGGGAAAGGTTATTGTCGATGCGAATGGTAATCCATTAACCGGAACGATTGAGTCAATGAGTGCTCAGACCATTACACCGTCAAGCTCAAATAAAACAGTAGCATGCAACGGTAAATACATGACTGGGGATATATCGGTTAAAGGCGATGCCAATCTAGTAGCCTCGAACATTGTGAGTGGTAAGACGATTTTCGGTGTGGCTGGTAATGCTCAGAAGTTCGCTCAAAAAATGTTTTCTGGGAAGGTCGCGAGTAACAGCGGTATGATTTCATATGACACCAGTAGAGGAGCGAGAAGTCTTAAACACTATGATGTAACATTTGATTTTTTCCCAAAGACATACGCACATGTATGTTATTCTCAGAGTGGCAGCAGTATCGACAGTCTTATTTCTGGTGCTTTAGATAAAAACGGGGCATATGTCATGCTTATAGTGGAAGGCGTAAATACGAATTATTGGACCGTGACGATAACCGCTAATTCAAAATTAATAAATGGGAAAACAATATATTTTCCGGTTGAAAGGTACTCTGTCGATGGTTTCGCTGCGGGCTATTACTAAGGATAAAACTATGTTCGAGATAAATGGAAGAGGAACATTTATAGGTGAAGCTGACGTTGCGCTCGGTATGGCCTTTGCGGACAAGCTCAGAAACGAGGGTTTTGCAGTCAGAGTCACTGAACAGCATAACCTGTTTAAAACCGATAACGTCATAGATAAGAAGACGTACGTTGTGGAATTTGGCTCTGAGAGCAACAACTACTATTTCTAGGCAACAAGGAGCCGGCTCAAGGTTTTCCTGCACTCGCCTTCGCGGAGACGGTCGCTTAGTTTGTATTTGCATTTTGCGTATGGCACACGTATGGCACAAACAGCCATAAACTAACGCAAAAGCGTTGGTTGTAGTTCTCAAAGAGATAATACAAACCGTATATCGAAAAAGAACAGAACCCTTGGAAATCCAGCATTTCCAAGGGCTTTTCTTATTTTATTAATTTTGAAATCTCTTCTGATAACGGGCGATTTTTTCACGGTATGGCACACGTATGGCACACGTATGGCACAAATTATATTTTGTCGATTTCAGCAATCAGCTCCTCTATTTCGAGGTGAGTATAGACCTGCTGGGTCACGTTCTGTCCTTTATGCCCGACGATCTTCTGAATAAAACGTTCATCGACTTTGGCTGCCGTCAGCATGGATATGCAGGTGTGGCGGGTGTCGTGAGGCCGATGGGATTCCATCCCGATGTGCTTTAACAGTGGTTTCCAATACGAGTCGAAATAGTTCCGGTACTCAAAATGTCGAGCATCAGGTGTGCTGATCAAGTATGGACAATCGTTCTTTGCGTACCAGTATTCGAAAAATGGCATCACTTTGCGCGCGATTGGCACCGATCGGATGCCGGCGTCCGTTTTCGATTCCTTCACAAAGAACCATCGTTCATCGAGATGCACGTCCTTTTTCTCGAGATCCAGCAGCTCACCGATACGAAGCCCGGTATAGATCAGCATTAAGATGATAGAGTAATATTCGTTGCTTTCGTGAGCTTCCCACAGCCGATCGACCTGATCGGTGGTGAATGGTGTATGACTTCGTGCGTTCGGATTTCCTGCATGAGTAATGTCCAGGTATGAAACGATGTTCCGGTCCTGTGTGATGATTCCATGAACTACGGCATAATCAAAAAGGCCCTTCAGCATCACTTTGAATTTTTTTAGTGTCGGAGTGTTTTTACCGGATTCATCCGCGAGCTTCTGAAGATGATCGATGCGGATATCTACGAAGCGCATATTTTGAATTGGTTCACAAAGCTTCCATGCAGCTTTATATCCCTTAATGTTCTGATCAGAGATCTCCGTGAATTTGCGCTCAGACCATTCTTCGTAGACTTCCTTCATAGTCTTGCTACTGAACTTCAGATCGAATGGGTCTTTATTGTATTCAGATAATGCCTGTAGCGCTTCGGCCTTGGTTGCATAGTATCCGACGACAATGCTCTGCTGTTTAGCTTTTCCCGTGACAGGATCGAGAACCCATTTAGTAGTTTTTCTTACCCGCCATGGATGCCGACGCTTACCGGACATTTTTGATACGCTTCCATATCCATTTGGTAGTTTCATACGCACCTCCTTTCACCTACAGAAAATCCGTGCGTGGCCTGTTCCTGAGTGCTCACACGGATGTAGCAAGCTACTCTGCGTTCCATAATTCCTCCTTATTCAAACTTTTTCTTCTCAAACTGATACACAATAAAGGCAATCACGCCGCCGATAAAAACCAAGATTCTGATGGTGCTGTCGTGCCGTTCTTGCTCGATACGCATATCGTATCTGCCTTTATCATACCCTTCTTTATATCCATTTTCGTATCCTTCACTTTCACCTTCTGGATATCCATTTTCGCGCCCATCATCGAGACCAGAATCATAACCGTCTTCCTGCCCGTCGAAATATCCGTTATCATACCCAACTTCGTAAGCTAGTGACTCACTCGCCGTTTTATATGGATTATGTCTATGCTCGTTATATTCAGCATGAGTTGGTACTGAACAAGCAATAACTAGTGACGCTACCAATACTAATAATCTTTTCATTACATCTCCTTATGCGCTTCGTACTCAATTTGTTTTCCGCCCCATTTTAGAAACTCAAGATACTCGGCTGCTTTTCGCAAGTCTTCTGGCTTTGCGTCTTGCGCTGCGTCAAATAGAATTCGCATTCCTGGCCGGTCGAAAAGTTCCTGCGCTTTAGCAGCTGTCTCAGGGTTGGTGTAGTAGGTCTGTTCTTTCATAGGAACATCAAAACCTTGCACCCACGCTGGGTCTACCATAAAGGCGTCTGCGATCTTCTGAGCTGTCAGATTGGAAGGTGTGTTCCTCCCATTTACGTATTGCGAAATAGACGCCTTGCTTATGTGGGTTCTGTCTGCAAACTCCTGTTGGCTCCCATTACATCGAGTCGCAATCAGTTCTCTTATCCTGTTTACTGATTGGCTTTCATATTGGGAAAAAGTCTTTTTATCCATAATTCCTCCTTATGTTATCTTTTCACCTACATTATATCATGAGTTTAAAAGAGATTAATTAAAGCTTTATTAAAGTTTAACTATTTTGTTGACGCGAAAGTTAAACGGAGATATACTAATCAACGTGAGAGGAGGAAAACATGGACATTAAATATCCTAAGTTACGAGGTCGCATCATAGAGAAGTTCGGCAACATGAAAAACTTCTCAGAGCGTATTGGCATTTCTGAAACCGCAATGTCTCTTAAGATGACGGGAAAGCGTGGGTTTACGCAGAAGAATGTCTTTGACTGGGCCGAGGCCCTTGACATCGATCTTTCAGAAGTCGGTGATTATTTTTACGCAAAAAGTCAAACCAAGATAAACTCAGGAAGTGCGAAATGAAACATGATGTAAAACCGAAGATTATACACGTCCTCGACGACGGTACACGGCTCGACAGCATTGAAGGATTCGTTATTCCTGCCGGCCATCCGTTCTACACGGTATGGCGGAATATCGTCCTGGCAAAGAGGAAGGAGGGCTGAATGGCAGACATTAAATTCATCGGAATCTGTGAAGCGTCGCAGCTGACAGGCTTGCCGGAGCAGACAATTCGGGTAGGACTTCAACAGGGCGTTTTTCCGTGGGGATATGCGATTCGGAGAAAATCCACATGGTCGTATTACATCAATCGGGAGAAATTGATTCAGACAGAGAGGGTGAGAATATGAAACATTTATGGTGGGTAGGAAGCCGAGCGCTTCACGCGACCGGCGGTCAGCGAATCCAGTACTTGTGTAGTGATTTCCCTGGCGTTTCCGTGTACAGCAATACGGAATTCAGACCACATGCAAACGGCAGTGGTGGATGGCTGTGCCATAGCTATTCCGTAGAAACGCATTACGGATTCAAGAAGGATTTCAGAACGCTCAAGGAAGCGAAGGCATTTGTAGAGAATGGAGGGCTTGAATGAGAAATATAAAGGATTTATCGGATGCGGAAGCGAATAGGTTTGCGATGGAGATGGCAGAGTCCAACAGCGCTACCACTGGAAGTGTCATCAGAATTGCCGACAAGTACGGCATCAGCAGGAACGAAGCAATGAAGTATTTTATAGCTGTAATGGCGGTCATGGTTAAAACCGTGTCATTTGAAGACTATAAGTTCAACAAGGAGGAAGCAGATGAGAATCGGGGTTGATGTGGCATTAAGCCAGAGAGATCTGCAGCGTCTGCGCCGTCTCGATCGGAAACTCGACAAGCTGCAGCGAAGAGCTGAGCGGGCCGTAAAGGGTGCCGGGGACTTCATCGGCATGACGATGGTCGGCATTGGCATCGTAACCTTCATGCTGGCGGTATCGTCGGCGGACGGCGTGCCGACGGAGATGCTCGACACATGGGTATTCATCACCCTGGCCGGTCTGCTGATCGGGGTCGGCGGGTGCTGGTTACTCGGATGGATGAGGGAATAGGAGGACTATATGCTGGTGAAATCGAAAGATTTGATTAATGTTCGAATGGAAATCGATGACGCTCGCGATGATGCATATAGCGACTTACTTCGCTTTAGAGAAAATGGCGAGTTGAATAACCAGCTGATTGCACGGATGGCGATCTCGCATCTGACGAGCTCCTACCGGGAACTCATTGATGCCATCGAACTGATCGAGGAACTGGAGGGCAGTGAATGACGGGGTATTTCAGAGGCGAGGTGATCAACAATATTCCGACACCAACACCACAGTTTGAGCGATTCATCGTGGCGCGGCTGGTTGATAAAGAATACTGGTACTACGGAACCTATTACGATTTAGAGAGGGCTATGCGAGTGGCTAAGCAGGTGCACGGAGAAGTGTTCGACCTGAGAGATCTGCTCCTGGCTGATTTTAAGAGAAAGGAAGAAAAGCATGGATAACATTTACATCAGAGTCAGCAATATGAACACCTCAGAGATGGTTGGCCGCGTAAATGCAGCCGTCGTATATCTGACAGCCAGCGGAAATGACTTCGACAATGAGTCGACGATACCAATGATGAACATTTTGGGAGGAGCAGAAAGAGCTGACGTATATGGTCGTGTATGCGCTCTGATCGGATATGTCACAGGAGAGAAGTACAAGACCAGCAACCAGAAGCTCGTGTATGAGATGGTGACGGGCGAGAAGCTGGAGGTGGAGGAACCAAAAAAGGCATGAACAGCTGGAACCTGTTCACGCCACGGAGTTTGTCCACACGGACAACTCCACTATACCACAAAGTGGAGGAATTATCACATGAATTATTCAGAAGACGAGCTGGAACTGTATGGGAAGGCGAAGAACTACGGCAGGAACACCGGAAACGGCGACACGCTGTATGACATGACCGTAGAAGTGCCGATCAAGGCATGGATTACGGTGAAGGCTAAAGAAGAGCGCGAAGCCGTATCAGCTGCAGTAGATGCACTTACAATGGCACTTCGGGCAAGCGATGACATTGACGACTTCGATGCTGGTAAAGCGACGGTCGTAGAGACGAGGAGGGCATAATGGAAGTACATACAAAGAAGATTGTAGATGTGAGCGATCCGCTCATGATGTCACCGGATAAGGTGCATGATACGACCGTCGAGCTTCTCCGTATGGCGGTGGAGCCTAACGAGAAGGACGATATGGATCAGCTCATTTATCACATGGAGGACGGGGGCTTCTTCGAGGCTCCGTGCAGCGGAGCAAACCACCTGGCAGTACATGGCGGCCTGGCGCGGCACTCGCTGAACGTTCTCACGATCATGAAGAAGCTGAATCTGTCGCTGGAGGGCAGAGCGACATACAAGGACATCATTCTCTGCTCGCTGCTTCATGATCTCGGCAAAATGGGCGACCATGGCAAGCCGAACTACGTACCGAACTTCCTTAAGAGCGGAGCGATCAGCACAGCGAAGCCGTATACCACGACGGAAGATCTGCCATACATGGATCACGAGGTCCGGTCGCTGATGATCGCAGAGAGATACATCAAGCTCACAGCGGAGCAGGAGCAGGCAATCCTCTATCACAACGGCCTGTACGGTAGTTTTAAGTACCAGATTCCGGGCAAGGAAACGCCGCTCTACCTTCTTCTCCATTTCGCGGACATGTGGGCATCACACGTAACGGAGGTGCACAAATGACGATCTATGAGAAGCTCGCGAAGATCCAGAGCACATTGAAAGCGCCGAAGAGTCAGTATAACTCATTCGGGAAATACTACTACAGAAGCTGTGAGGACATCCTGGAAGCGGTAAAACCGCTGCTTGCAGAGGCTAAAGCGACTCTTACCATCGGTGATGAACTGGAACTCGTCGGGAACCGATATTACGTGAAAGCGACCGTGCGTTTCATCGACCTGGAGACAGATGCGCAGATCATGAACACAGCATACGCTCGTGAGGATGATACTAAAAAGGGCATGGACGGCAGCCAGGTCACCGGCGCATCGAGCACATATGCTCGTAAGTACGCATTAAACGGTCTGTTCTGTATCGACGATACAAAGGACGCAGATGCGACGAACGGAATGCCAGATCAGGAGAACAGTCAGAAGGGGAAGGGTGGCCAGAAGCAGAGCAATCAGCAGCGTGATACACGCGACATGCAGCCAGTAAACATAGCGCCTCAGCTCATGACAGAGCAGCACTACAACATTCTCATTCGGGCATGCGGTAATGCGCAGATGAATGGCAACGCGGAGGAGTTCTGGAAGGAGCGCTACAAGGTAGCTTCGCTTGCGGATATTCCAGACAGTCAGTTTGAGTTCATGCTGACGGGCATGAAGTGTGACAAGAATGGACAGTATATCGGTTCTTCGAGATAAAACCAAACAGGATCTTGTGCTCGACATCGGCCGGCTGATCCTCTCTCTGAAGGATGGAGAGAGATACGACCTCAGTATCAAGAAGCACCGAGACCCACGAAGCAGGACAGCCAATGCCTACTACCACGAGCTTCTCACGAAGTACGCGGAGTGGGCCGGCGTCCCGAAGGAATTCGTGCATAACTCTCTGCTGGTGAGCTATGGCAAGGCCCTGCTGGATGCGAACGGGAACTTCCAATATGAATCCCATGCAGATGAGGGCTTCGACTACCGGATGCAGGGATTCGGGCAGAATCATCTATACCCATCACAGACGACCTTCTACCGGACGATCAAGGGGAAGAACGTACTGTACAGAGACTATTACATCCTGCAGTCGTCGGCAGACATGAACACGGCGGAGTTTTCACGCCTGGTCGATGGTCTGATCCAGGAGATCAAGGGGTCGGGCGCAGAGATCGAGACCATGACACCACAGGAGTTAGAGAGGCTGAAAGGATATGAATCACAAGTCAATCATCATTAACCCGGAGGATCACCGCTGCGTGATCTGCGGAAGTTCCTACAATCTGGAATGGCATCACTGCATACACGGCACCGCAAACCGGAAATGGGCGGATGCCTACGGACTTACCGTGTGGCTGTGTCATGACTGCCACCGGCATATACATGATGATGCTGCATGGCGAGAGCGCGACCAGCAGCTTGAAGCAACAGCACAGCGCAAGTTCGAAGATAAGTATAATCCCGACGCCCATCGCCTGTGGATGCAGATCTTCGGCAAGAACTACCTGGATGGTTAGGGCATAGGGCCTTAATCAAATATAGATTGAATTGCTTGCAGTTCAGCAAGGGTTCATCTGATTAGTCATACGATGTAACTATCAACTGTAGTCTCCCTGGACTGAATCCCAGGGAGAGAAAGGAGCGACATGGCCACACCACCATTTTTAATTTACGAGAGTTGGTCAACGCTCATTACGAATCTACCGACAGAACAAGCCGGAGAGCTTATCCAGGCTATGTGCTCAAAGCAGCTCGGTCAGTACTATGAAATCACTGATCCGTCTGTAAATGCCATTTTCATGATGATTTCACAGACGATGGACGAGAACCGGACGAGCTACAACCAAAAGGCAGAGCGGAACCAGAAGGCAGCACAGAAGCGCTGGCATAAAGAAGATAAGCATTCGGATGAAAACGCAGTGCAGACGGATGCAGATGGTATGCAGATGGATGCGAATGCATGCGAACGCATACAGACGGATGCAGATGGATGCGAATATAGGTATAAGTATAACTCTAAAAAAGAAACACACTCTAAAGAGTGTGTAAAGAAAGCTGCTTCGCAGCAGCCGCCCTCCATCGAGGATGTGAGATCATTCGCGAGGGATGAAGGGTTATCCGGCTTCAATGCAGACGCATTCTGGAACTTCTATGAGTCGAAGGGCTGGAAGGTCGGTGGTGATGATATGGCGGACTGGCGATCCGCTGCGCGCTGCTGGCAGGCGAGGGACCGGGACAAGCCCACCAGCAGGGCACCGAATAACAAGTTCTTAGATATCCCGAAGCAGGATATTGATTACGACGCGATCGCGTCAGCGAGGAGGAGACATGACACAGTGCGAGCTGATACTGAATGCTCTGTCTGATGGCGGAACGATCACGAACACAGAGGCCGTCGAGAATCTCGGCATCGCTCGACTGGCTTCCAGAGTTCATGATCTCCGCCGGCAGGGTTACAACATTGGTTCTACATGGGAGACCGGTCGAAACCGGCGCGGAGATCCATGCAGATACAGACGATACTATCTCGTGAAGGAGAATGGACAAGGTGGGTTTCAAGTTTGAATCAACGACAATCAAATGTCCGCTGTACCGGAATGTGGTACGAACGAACAAGGGGCAGTTCCAGGGCGTGGAGTGCGCGAAGGAAGAGCACCTCGGTTTCGATGCGACACATATCATCCGGTTACGGAACCGCGAAGAGCTTCGAGACTATCTCGAGATCTTCTGTGAGGACATGTACGAGAGCTGCCCGATCTATCAGTACTACACGAGGGAATGGAGGGACTAGTGGCATTATCGAACAGATATATTACATGGCCCATGATGACGATCGAAAGGTGGAGAGAGCGAGTCCAGATCGGTGAGAGAGTCCGGTACTCGAATCCTGATGCGGACGAGATCAACATCGTCTGCACCGTCGTGCGGAAGCTGCCATACCTGGTTGTGGTGGAGCCTGTACGCAAGGGCCATATTCCGAGAACCAGAACGATGCGCTACACCGAAGTATGCGCCGCAAGGGCGTAGCGTTGCATGGCAATGGCATAGTGCAGAATGCGTAGACGCGCAGCGGTATTGCGTGGCAATGACGTGACTTGAGTTGAGCAGCGAAGGCATGGCGAGGAGACACAAAGCATAGCTGAGGAAAAGCGAAGTATTGCAAAGCAGTGGCAGCGAACAGCATCGATATGTAGTGCGGTGGCAAAAATATGCAATGCTCGGAATTGAACAGCAAGGGCATAGCAATACACAGATCCGTCCAGATCGGCAGCGCAATTGCGAAGAAGCGAGTGGTGTGGAGACGCTCTGATCAGCAAAGGCAAAGCGTGGATTTGAGTAAAATCGCAAAGCAACGCAAAGCAACGGCGATGATAGGATGCGCGCTGATTGGCTACGGCGGAGGTTAGCGCAGAGTCGATTTGATCCGCAATGGCATGGTAGAGAAGCGTGATGATCCGTTACGATCGGCTATGGCTTGGCGAAGCTTTGAATAGCATAGCGAGGGCATTGAGATGAACTGCAATGGCATTGCGTTGATACGCAATGATCAGCAGAGTTTTTTACAAAGAAAAGGAGTTTAAACACATGGAAACGGTACACGTAAGATTAACATTTACTGAGGACGTTTTAGGTACAGCAAACGCAGACAAGAAGGTGCACAGCGAGTTCATCGCCAGCAAGGCACCGGACGCACCATCGAGAGAGGAAGAGGTCGCTGCACTCGGCGCAGACGAGGTAGAGCACAAGGAGATGACCGTATTTCCACGCATTGAGGATGGAGAGACGCCGATGTTCTGGGACTACCAGATCAAGGGATTCTTCAAGGACACATGCAGCGCATTGTCTCGCTGCAAGGGGCAGGACTACTCGAAGGAGTCGTGCAGCATCAAGGCTTTTAAGAAGATCATCGACGGCTGCATCTTCGTCTTTCCTCGCATGATCCAGATCCACATGTCCGGCCCGATGGGGAACTGTCAGAGACCGCTGCGTGCTGCTACAGCGATGGGCGAGCGTGTAGCGCTTGCGAATTCGGAAGCGGTTCCAACCGGAAGCTGGATCGAGTTCACGGTCGAATGCCTGGAGGACAAGCATGCAGCAGCGGTCCGCGAATGGCTGAACTACGGTCGGTACAAGGGGTTGGGACAGTGGCGTAACTCAGGCAAGGGGAGATTTACCTGGGAGGAGATCAATGACTGATTTGGTCAATCTGATACTGTTGATTACGGTACTCGCCATGATCGTACTGATTGTGGCGATACTGTTTAGATGAATAAACGGAAAAGGAGGAAACATGACTGAGATGTTTATTGCAATGGCAGCCGTCGGTTTCGTGGTATGGCTGGTCACTACGATGTGAGGTGATGGCATGAAAGCATATTGTTTAGATGAATTTGCGGAAGGACGGAAAGGATGAAACATGAATTAATTGACCGCGCCATTAAGAAGCTGCAGCTCGCGGCGAAGATGTCCGAACAGTATTACGGCAAGCCATTGATTATCGCTTATAGCGGTGGCAAGGACTCGGACGTACTGCTGGCACTCACTCGGATGAGCGGTATCAAGTACGAGCTTATCAACTCGCACACGACGGTTGACGCGCCGGAAACGGTCTACCACATTCGGGAAGTCTTTGCGGCTGAACGAGCTCGAGGGGGCATGGCGACCATTCTCTATCCGACGTACAAGGGGGGGGCCGACGAATATGTGGAAGCTGATTGTGCATAAGAATGTTCCACCGACGCGTATTGCAAGATATTGTTGCCAAGTCCTCAAGGAACAATCAACGCCAAACAGAATTGTAGCCCTTGGCGTAAGGCGAGAGGAATCAATTCAACGTTCTAGTAGAAACGACTTTGAGATTCGAGGCCAAACGAAATTCAAGTCCAGCGGTTTTACATATGAGCATTCAGCGGAAGTATACGAAGAAGCGCAGACACGTGATGAGGTATGGGATTGTAAGTTAATCACGGCCGCGAAGAAAAATTCCGACTTAATGGTTAATACGATTATCGAGTGGAAAGCAACTGATATTTGGGATTTCATTCGTGAGAACGGTATAAAGTACAACCCACTCTATGATAGAGGTTATACGCGCGTTGGGTGTATCGGATGCCCGATGGCGTCGAAGAAGGTAATCGCGAAAGAATTCAGCGACTATCCGAAGTTCAAAGAAAACTACATTCGTGCATTCGACCGGATGAATAAGAAGCGGAAGGAGCGCGGAATGGTCTGCAATTGGGAAACCGGCGAGGACGTATTCCGCTGGTGGACGCAGGACGACACGATCAAGGGACAAATCACGATTGCAGAATGGATGAAGGAGAAGGAGGATGAATGATCGTTAGACCTAAAGGCAGCGTATTAATGTTCATGTGCCCTGATGGGGCTTGTTGTAGCATTGGAGTATATCCACAGCAAAAGTGGAAAGCGGAAGCAGATGGAAACATGGTCTTACTCAACTATAAGAACATTACCATAAAAATCGGTAAGGCTGATTTTGAAGAGACTTTCAAGGTGGTGGAAGAATGAAGTACAGAATTGAATTAACAGATGTGCAGCTCAACGCTGTTCTTCGTGCGGTTAACCTGATGATGCGTACCGGAATGGGACAGGCGGATGATCTGACCGAGTGGCTTGTAACAATGGGGGATAATATCGAGTTTAATACAAGCACCGATGAGGGCAAGCGGGTATTTGTAAACTATTATAGAACTCGTGAGGCGATCAGACCTGTGCTCGATGGCGTGATGCACGGCTGCTGGCAGAATACCAGCACCATGAAATCTATCACAGTGCTGGAGCTGGAAACCGTTTATGACGTGCTACGGCATCAGGAATGGTTAGATGCTCCGACAAAACTAGAATGGGATGTCCGAGCCAGTGAACCGATGCAGTATGGCAATGAGCCGATCCCGAAGATTGAGAGGGTGGAATAAGATGACAGGCTTTAATTCGCAACTTACACATAATGAAAAAGGTGAACGGCTGTATCGCATTCAGATGGAGACGACGGATAAGCGCTGCTATGAGGACGTGCAGGCGGTGATTCGTAAATATATTAAGGGTAAGCAGAAGAATGAGAGGGTGGAAGAATGAAAAAAGAAACCGTAGTATTTGATTTTGATGGCGTAATCCATAGCTATACGTCTCCGTGGCAGGGGGCCGACGTTATTCCCGACGCACCTGTTTTTGGCATTCGCGAGGCGATTGCTGATATTCGGAAACTGTACAATGTCGTGGTTGTTTCCAGCAGGTGTATCGTGCCGGAAGGAATGAAAGCTGTTAAATACTACCTCAAGAAAAACGGCATCGAAGTGGATGCGGTCATGGCAGAGAAGCCACCTGCGGTTGTTTATATCGATGACAGGGCGATTTGCTTTGACGGAAAGCCGAGTAAGTTACTCAGTAAAATCACGAACTTTGTAACGTGGAACAAGAATCGCATATCGCCTTTAAAGCCTTGCCCGTTTTGCGGTGAGACTCCGAATATTAAAATTAATCATTTGAGCGGTCATTACGATGGAGTGACACTCTCAATCCCTGTGACAGTCAGATGTGATGGATGTGGTGTTCGTAAAAGCTCTGAAAGCACCTATCGCATCGACTGGATGGGTAACATCATTCGAGAGAAGGATGGTCTGAAAGAGCTCTCAGAGTGGTGGAATAAGAGATCGAAACAAATTTGTTGATATTACCAAAATGGTAGGGGGCAGATGATGCAAATTTTTATATCGCAGTCAAGGAGAAACAAAACAGATGCGGAGATCAAGGCGGAGCGCGCTAAAGCAATCGACGAGTGTCAGGCTTACGCTGCATGCACCGGGGAGAAGGCCTACATCATAGACTCGATCACCGAAGAAGATAGCGAAAGTCCACTATGGTACCTCGGCGAGTCGCTTAGGATCTTATCAGGAGCCGACGCGGCATACTTCGTTAGCGGATGGGAGAATAGATGGGATGAGAACCGAGGCTGTCGGATAGAGCACATGGCATGCGTCGAGTATGGAATCAAAATTATCAACGATTGATAGGAGGTAGATGAATGAACGTAGATATTGCAATGGGAGTTATCGAGGAGATAGCTAGAAAACTCGGCGTCCCAGCTGAGCAGATCGTACCAGAACTTTCGAGAATGAATATTGTACATCACATATTTATGTGTGCCGTTATGGCGATTGCGTTTTTAATACTACTGGTATGGATCATCGTCTGCGTAAAAAAACAAGAGGATTATTTCGAGGTGATAATGTTTCTCTCTTTTATTGCCTTCTTCGTTATCATGGCTGCTTTGTATCAGGGACATGAATTAGTGTGTTGGATTGAGTCTCCGCAGGCAATGACGATTGAATATGTGCTACAATATATGAGGTGAGAAGGTATAAAGCAAAACAAATATTCTTTGATTGATTACAGATTTTTATAGAGGAGGAGCTATGAACGATGGAAACGGTTCTCGGAATTCAGACATTGATGACTGTGCTCATGTATCTGGGATACATTCGTGGAGAGATGACTATAGAGCATATCTTCGGAACTTTAATATGTTACGTCCTGCTCGATACAATCTTAATGATTGTAGACTCCCATTGAGTGAAGAACTCGAAGCATTATGGGGTAGTCCATCTAGCTACGATCAGTGTATATATTGGCTCGACGAAAAAATCAAAGACACACTGAGAAGCATGGGATACGAGCCGGAAGTTGCGCGAAAGCTTATGGAGGAAGGCCGCATGAACATTTGCAGTCAAAGGATTGGCCTACTTGATGTCGATATATCGGTATTATTGGATAATCACGAGCTTTTCCGGATCAATTTCAGAGGTCAACATATCGAAGAGACAGTCAATAATAAGTGATAAAAGAGAGCTGCTAGTTGGCAGCCCTCTTTTTGTTTTCCACATTCCATAAAATAGGTCGGTTTGTTTTTACGAAAACATGCCCGAAAATATCATTATGACTCATGGGAGAGACCACGGCAGAGGTGACACTATTAAACACACAGAAAGGGGCTGAGTTCTATGGCCCGTAACCCAAAGCAGGACGCGAACCTTAGGCGACCAACCGCGACAGAAGCACGAGAGAGGGGAAGGAAGGGCGGCATTGCTTCAGGAAAAGCACGACAAAACATAAAGACGTTCAAACAGGCTCTGGCAGACGATCTCACAGAGGAAGAGATCGAGACCATGCTGTCAGCACAGAAGAAGTTGGCAAAGAAGGGGAATCTGAACTCACTCGAGTTTCTCATGAAGATGCTCGGCCAGCACCCGGATCAGGAGCAGACGACGGACAACTCGATCCAGATCACGATCAACGGAGGGGATGATTACACAGGATGAATGTAGATATTGGTAGTCCGAATGTGAAGCAGGACAGGTTTCTGAGAGATCATCACCGACATGTGGCCTTTGGCGGTGCCAGAGGTGGTGGAAAGAGCTGGGCGGTACGTGCAAAGCTCATTCTCATGGCCAACAGTTATCAAGGCATCAAGCAGATGGTTATCAGACGGACATATTCTGAGCTCAAGGCAAACCACATACGACCATTGATACGGTTGCTGCATGTTGGTGCGCCAGGCTGCCCGATAAAGTACAATAACTCTGATAAGATCATGACGTTTCCAAACGGCAGCACGATTCTATTCGGTTACTGTGCAACGGATTCAGATACTGACCGGTACCAAGGTACTGAGGTAGATATCCTCTACATCGATGAGGCGACGCAGCTCACGGAGCAGCAGATCAAGGATCTCAACGCCTGCGTCAGAGGTACATCGGACTTCCCACGACGGACCTACTACACCTGCAACCCGGGAGGCAAGGGACATGGATATATCAAGCGGCTGTTCATCACACGGCAGTACACGGAGAATGAGTATCCGGAGGACTACAGCTTCATTCAGTCGCTGGTCTACGACAACGCCGTCCTGATGGAGAAAGACCCGGAGTATGTGCGCGCGCTGGAAGCATTGCCAGAGGCGAAGCGGAAGGCATGGCTTGAGGGAGACTGGGATAGCTTCATCGGCCAGGTATTCAACGAGTGGACCGATGATCCAGCACACTACCAGGACCGGCGGTGGACGCACGTGATTGACGACTTCACGATACCGCCCACATGGAAGATCTACAGAGGCTATGACCACGGCTACAGCAAGCCTTACAGTGTCGGGTGGTTTGCACTCGATCATGACGGCATCCTGTATCGGATCAGAGAGGACTATGGCTGCACATCAGAGCCGAACACAGGCCGGCAGCTCACAGTACCGGAGATTGCGGAACGAATTAAAGAGATCGAACGCACTGATCCGAACATACGGGGGCGGAGGGTCTACGGCATCGCAGATCCGGCAATCTGGGGCTCAGACACCGGAGAGTCTATCGAGGACATGTTTGAACGAGCAGGAGTATACAACAGCAGGGGCGATCATACGCGCATCGCTGGTCTGATGCAGTTCCATTACCGGCTGTCATTCGACCGCGAGGGAATCCCGATGTTTTACTGCTTCAAGTCCTGCAAGCAGTTCATCCGCACCATCCCATTACTGATCTATGACGATAAGCACGTCGAGGACATCGACACAGACATGGAGGATCACATCTACGACGAGACACGGTACGTATTCCAGGAACGACCGCTGAACCCACGTCAGAACATGAAACATTTCACCGAGCGTGACCCGCTTCCACCGGAAGATCCGCTCGAGATCATGCCAGCAAGGAGAGATAACTAATGGTAACGATTGATAATGTAGAGGTGCAACCACAGCAGCAGTCACCGGAGCCGGAGAAAAACTCCGGCCCGATCGACACGCTGGCTGTACAGACCGCGCAGCAGACGCTGGAGAAGTACATCGCCGGTAAACAGGAGCTGGACAGGCGCATCGTTGACAATGAGGACTGGTGGAAGCTGCAGCACTGGAAGAACTTTCACCGTGACACGATGGAGAGACAGGAGCAGAGCACATCCGCCTGGCTCTTCAACTCGATCATCAACAAGCACGCAGACGCGATGGACAACTTCCCGACGCCGATCGTGCTGCCACGAGAGCGTAACGACGAGGACACCGCGCACATGCTGTCGAGCGTGCTGCCAGTGATCTTCGATAACTGCAACTTCGAAAAGACTTACTCGGACAACTGGTGGGACAAGCTGAAGCACGGCACATCCGTTTATGCTGTTCTTTGGAATCAGGACATGCGACACGGCACCGGAGACATTGATATCCGTCCGGTCGATATGTTGTCGTTTTACTGGGAGCCGGGCATCCAGGACATCCAGGAGTCGAAGAACCTGTTCGTGCTGTCTCTACAGGATAACGACTCACTCGAGCACCAGTACCCGGAGCTCGTCGGAAAGCTGTCTGGCACCACCATTGACCGGAAGCAGTACCACTACGATGACACAGTAGATACGACGGAGAAGTCGATCGTCGTTGACTGGTACTACAAGGTGAAGGTCGAGAACGGCACGCAGGTCCATTTAGTGAAATACTGCGGAGATACAGTCCTGTTTGCTTCTGAAAACGATCCTGCATACGAGAACGGCATCTACGATCACGGCCAGTACCCGTTCGTGATGGACGTGCTTTACCCGGAGAAGGGTACGCCAGCCGGCTTCGGTATCATCGATGTTGAAAAGGACGCGCAGGAGTACATCGACAGACTTGGCGCTGCCATTATCATCAATGCGGAGGAGGGTGCAACGCGCCGGTATTTCGCAAAGGACAACTGCGGCATCAACGAGGAGGAGTTCAGAGATATTCATAAACGTATCGTCCATGTGGCTGGCTCACCGAATGATGATAACCTGCGCTCATTCGAGACTCCACAGCTTTCCTCCACGTATCTCTATGTGCTGCAGGACAAGGTGAACGAGCTAAAGGAGACGAGCTCCAACCGAGATTTCAACCAGGGCGGCAGCACGAGCGGCGTAACGGCAGCCAGCGCGATCACGGCGCTGCAGGAGGCCGGCAACAAGACCTCGCGAGACATCATCAAGGGGAGCTATCGGACCTATACGGACATCTGCAAGATGGCTATTGAGCTGATCCGGCAGTTCTACGACACGGAGCGGACTTTCCGAATCACAGGTGATGGTGGAGAGCCGGACTATGTTTCGATGAACAATGCAGCCCTGCTTGGCGGCACGCAGTCCATCGCAGGACAGGACTTCAAGACGGAAGAGCCGATCTTCGATGTAGATCCACGAGCACAGAAGCAGAACCCGTTCACTACGGTATCGCAGAACGAGCTGGCACTTCAGTTCTATAACCTGGGCTTCTTCAATCCTCAGATGGCAGAGCAGGCCCTTCAGTGCATCGACATGATGGACTTTGAGGGTAAGGAGAAGGTACGGCAGGGCATCCAGCAGAACAGCATGATGGCTCAGCAGATCCAGCAGCTGCAGCAGGTAGCACAGCTGTCAGCACAGGCACTGGCGCAGGGCGGAGATACACGTGTGCTTCAGGCCATGCAGGGTATGGGGCTTGCACAGGCAGAACCGGAAACGAGGGTAAACGTACATGACGCACATTCGAATACTAAACCAACATCGTAATACCATGATCACGCTGATCGGCCATGCAGACTACGACCCGGGACACGACATCGTGTGCGCGTCGGTATCCATGCTGGCCTATACGCTGATTAACTATATGCTCCATGATCATCCAGAGGCGCTCCCGATGTATCAGGATGATCCAGGCAACTTCATGATCATGATCGAGCGACCGGATGGCCCGACGCCGGAGATCGACACTGCAGTACGGATGTTTCAGATCGGAGCAGAGAGCCTGGAGGGAAACTACCCGGAGAATGTAGAGGTGAGATATGACACTATCTGAACTAATCGCGAATATTACGAGCTTCAGACCGAGTGAGTACACGAAGGACATGCTCACGCAGTGGGTGAACGAGGTCGAGTTCATGGCGATGGATCAGGTGATTTCTCGTGCCGAGCCGCCGAAGCCACCGATTCCGAAAGAGCCGGTCACGGTCCTTCCCGGCGTGGATAACTACAAGCCGGACGAGCAGCCACCGGCTGAGCCTCCAGTATTCAAGTCCTATGTCTATGACGAGGATGCAGAACGTGAGCTGCTGATACCGGATCAGTTCAACGCCTGCTATACGACCTATGTGTTTGCGAAGATTGACTTCTACAACGGAGAAGTCAATCGCTACAACATGGAAGCAGCGGCATTTGAGAACGAGTGGAGCCAGTACTCGAGTTGGTACAGACGGACGCACATGCCATTAAGGAGGCCACATGCGACTACCACAGATCACAACATCAGATAATCGGGCGAGCTCCATCACGGACCGCTTCCTGGGAGTGAATCAGAACATGATCACGAGCCGGGGAGAGTGGGCTGCGATGAAGAATATGTGCGATCGACATTACCCTGCGATCAGCACGAGACCAGCACGAGGCACCGTAGAGAAGACCTTCGAGAATCCGAAAGGCATCTTCTACAAGAACGGTCTGTTCTACATCGACGGGACGAAAGCCTACTACAAGGACAAGGAAGTATTCACCGTGACGGACGGAGACAAGAAGCTCGTTGGCATCGGTGCGTATATCTGCGTATTCCCCGACCACATCATCTTCAATACATTCACCGGCACCGTGGACCACATGACAGCGAAGGTAAGCGGCAGCGCAGTGTTTGCGCCGCTGTCGAAAGGCTCCGTATTCACGAAGATCACGCTTGCGGGCATCGGGAACGCATTCAAGACCGGCGACAACGTGACCATATCCGGCGCGTCCAATTCAGAATACAACGGCACGAAAGTGATTACCGACGGCGGCACCGATTACATCATCGTGACCGGTTCTCTGACCGATCAGTTCACCAGCACGGCTACATTCGAGCGGAAAGTACCGGACATGGACTTTATCACGGAGCGAGACAACCGCTTATGGGGATGCTCCAGCAAGAATCACGAGGTCTACTGCTGCAAGATCGGAGACCCGAAGAACTGGTACAACTACGAGAAGGAAGCAAACAACGCATGGGCGGCGACGGTCGGATCAGACGGAGACTTCACCGGCATCAGCAAGTACGGCACATACCTTATATTCTTCAAGGAGTCAACCTTCCACGTGCTTAGAGGTGACAAGCCGTCGAACTTCTCCCTGCTCGAAAAGACGCTGCCTGGTGTGCGCGCTGGCTGTGATAGGTCGCTCGTAACCATCAACGAAACTCTGTATTATGTTTCCAGGGATGGCGTGTACAGATACCTGGGCGGCGTGCCGGAGAAGATCTCGACGAACATCACGCAGGAGATCACGGACGCGGCAGCAGCACAGTACGACGGCAAGCTCTATCTGTCATGCAAGCTGGGAGGCGCACAGACGCTGCTCGTGTATAATCCGCTGACCAGTGTATGGGATGTTGAGGACGATACAGCCTTCAAGTTCGTTCAGTATTCGGAAGGCATGCTTCATTATGTTGATGCAGAGAATAATCTTCGCGATATTTACGGCAACGATACGGAACCGATCAGGTGGTTTCTCGAGTCGGGAGATCTGCGAGGATCTGCGATGGAACAGAAGTACGTTTCAAAGGTTCTTATCAATTTCGTGATGCCGGTAGGCAGCGAGGTGAAGTTCTTTGCGAAGTTCGACGACGGCCCTATGTGGGAGCATAAGGGATTCATCCGCAGTGCGATGGATAAGACTTACACGATCCCGATCATCCCGAGACGATGCAGCAAGTATCGCATCCGCATCGAGGGCACCGGCCCGTGTAAGATCGTCGCGATGGCAAACACTATAGAGCTGGGAAGTGAGATCAATGGCTATATTCACACAGGATACCGTCGATAGTAGTAAGATCGAGTCGTATCTTTATGAACTGAATGAAAATCTGACCTACATGTTTAATAATCTCACGCCGGAAGAGAACTATTCGGAGGCCGCGCGACTGATCTACGCGCAGCGCGGTGAGCGCTTGGCATCCGTCGAGGTGAAGGCAGACCAGATCGAACTTCGGGTGGAGGATAATGAGAAGCACTACAACACATCCATCACGCTGCTGTCAGACCTGCTATCTCTGAAAGCCGAAACGCCGTCCGGTTCCTCTTCGATGGAGCTTTCCGGAGACCGCATCAAGCTGACGACCGGTAAATTCGAGGTCGATGCGACGAATCTGAAGATCGATGCAGCTGGTAACGGAACGTTCAGCGGCACAGTGAGTGCAGCGAAGATCATCGGCGGCACCATCAACGGTTCTACGATAAACAGTACGAACTCGGATATTCCGTTCAAGGCACGTAAAGGATACGTGTCTATCGGAGATTTTATCTGCGATGACAGTTACGGTCGTAACATTTTCCAGTCAGATGATGAGGTGACGGGTATGTCAACCGGCGATGTCGTCGGGACCGGACGACTTCTCTTCTGGGCCGGGTGGGATGGAAGTCAAGCAACACTGTCCGTGAATGGGCAGGACAGAGTGGATATCAACGGGACGCTGTACTACAACGGTCAGACGATCCGTTCATATATTAAGAATCTTGTCGGCTCTTTGTCGGGTGGTGGTTCATCTCCTGGCGACTCAACCGATGACAGCTCATCCGGCGGCCCAACAGGTGACGGAAATGATCTGATTCTCGGAGGTGGCTCATGATTTTATACGACGAAACACAGATAAGAACAGCTCGGGTGCTGCTCGAATCCTTGGAAGTGAGAGGCTATGAAAACTGTAAGAACGTAGTCCTGCTACGACAGATTTTAGACAGCGGAGAGAAGGAGACGAAGGATGGCAAGAGTGATCGGGACGGGGATTGACCCAACCACATACACAAAGAAAAAGAAAACAAGCAAGTCTCGCGTCGTGGGCAGTGGTGTCAATAGCGTAAACTATCCTGCAGCGCAGCAGACAGATACACAGCCTGCGAATACGCTGAGTCCAATGTCACAGGCGACCCTGCAGCAGGCGGCAGCGGCGGCGACCAACCCACAGCAGGCACAGGTCCCGACAGCGGAAGGATCAACCGGAACGGCAGAAAATAGCACACCGACCGGAACCACGCCATCCAATGGCAGCTCTACACCTCTGTATGGTTCTGATGGTTCGAAGGCATGGCAGCAGGGCTTCAAGCCGACGGAGCTCACTGAGCATTACAAGAACTCGATGCTCGAGACCGATGATGCACGACCAGACAAGTACCAGTCCGCTTATGAGGGCACGATCAATAGTCTTCTGGAGATCATCAGAAACCAGAAGCCGTTTGATGTGAAGTCGGATGCGAACTATAACGCGCTCTACGATCAGTACGCGGAGCGATACAAGGCACAGGCACAGCGAGCCATGAATGATGCGATGGCATCCGCGAACGCACAGACCGGCGGCTATGGCTCCTCCTATGGACAGGCAGTCGGCCAGCAGGCGTATGACAACACGATGCAGGGGATGAATGACAACAATCTGAATCTTCTGAATCTCGCGTATCAGATGTACACCGACAACCAGGCGAATGACTATAAGAAGCTCAATGCCTACCAGTCGCAGGACAACACCATGTACGGCCGGTACAGAGATGATGTTGCAGACTGGCAGACAGACCGGAACTATAACGCGAACCAGTATTGGAACTCCTTCCAGCAGGATAGAAGCGGCTATGATACCGACAGGAACTTCGGGTACAGCGCAGAGCAGGACGAGCTGAACAGAGACGACAATCAGTACCAGAACGCCGTTACAACAGCTACACAGCTTGCGAAGGCCGGTCTTCCGGTTCCTTCCTACCTCACGGATCGCATCAACCAGTACAACAAAAAGTACGGTTTCTCCGGAGACGCGGCAAGCGCACTTGCACAGATTGCGGCAGCAGCAAAGGCGACGAAGGCGAAAAAATCTTCCGGATCAGGTGGAAGCAGGCGATCCAGGGGCAGTGGCTCAAGCAAGAGCACAGCGAAAGATATTTACACGGATGATTCCGCATTCAAGAAACAGTATCCGTCTGCCGGAAGTAAAGACACGCGTAACCTGATGGCTCAGTCAGAGTACGAGAGCCGGTATGAGACCGTGAAGAACGATGCCTATGATCAGGCATATGAGGACGCGAAGGCAGAGGGCATGATCGACGCGAAGGCTGCATTCTACGCGCGGAACAGAGCGAAGGAAGCGGCCAGCGCATGGGCTAAGAAAATGTCTGAACAATTTAAGATTATTGGCGATATGTAATCGTTTCCTCCTTTTTGGGGCCGTGGTGGTAACACTGCGGTCCATTTTTATAGGTCGGTGACGTTTTTTTACGCCTTCACTCATAATTGACGGTAGCAACTTTACTTTAATTTAAGGAGAACGTGATGGCAAAGAAGAGATCAAAAATCGCTAACAGAGAGACGAAGTACGAGCTGCTCCGTCAGTCTGAGCATCGAGACGAACAGAACCATATTGAGAATCAGCCGACACAGCAGCTTTATCGTGAGAACTACTACGAGAAGGATGCGGACGACAATTATTCTCTGAACTCTGCGACGCAGCGTAGCATTCAGTCATCGCATGAGCGCTCACAGCGGAAGACCAGCATGCAGCAGCGGCAGGCGACCTACAACACAGGATCTGCGAGCACCGTTTCAAGGAACCTGGTGGATGATGTAGGCAATCGCTATGGATATTCTCGCCCGACGCCGAAGAAGCAGACATTGACGAGTGATGACATCCGAAACGATGCGCTGAACGAGCTAAAGAACCGCTCAACGCCGAGCAATACTACACCGAGTACTGCCACACCCAGTACAGCGACGAGAACCGGAAACACGCAGACGACGGTCTCAAAGTCGCTCGTAGATTATGTTGCGAAGAAGGGCAACAATACGACTGCACAGGCGACGCGGCATCATGCTACCATGACGGACTTCGCGAACAAGGGTATCAACAAGGTGATCGTCGATGCGGTGAAAGCACCGATCAACGCGCTCAGGAACGCTGGCGGCAATCCGCTGAAGATGGCGGACGCAGAAGCGGAGAAGATGCGAAAGCTCGAAAGAAATCCAGCGGCTATTCCTGAACAGATCCGGCAGTACTCTGAAATGACGCCAGGACAGAAGTACATGTACAACCATCTGTACGACTCGCAGGGCAGAGACGCAGCGGAAGAGTACCGGTCTAAGATCATGGACGACATCAACCGTCGCGTGGCGAAGCAGAACGTAGAGGGAAACCGTGCGAATGCTGTGGCCGCCGGTAGAATTGCTAATCAGTTCGTCGGAGGCGTTACGAACAGTGGCGAGGGCCTTCAGAAGATCGCGCAGTGGGCGACGCTCGACAATAAGAAGCGTGCGCAGTCTGTGAATGACTATGAGACACAGATGCGCAGGGAAAAGGCCGGAAAGGCCGAAGGCGTACTGCAGGATATTGCGTCCTCGACTGGTAATATGGTAGGCGCAGCTGCACTCGGCAGTGCTGTGGGTGGCGCTGCAGGTTTGGGCAATGAAGGCATCCAGGCGCTGTCAAATGTGCTGTTCGGCGCTTCACAGGGTGGGCACTCTTACCAGGAAGCAATCAACAACGGGCATAGCAATCTTCAATCCGCTTTATACGCTGGCGAGGAAGCGGCGTCTGAGTACTACACGGAGAAGCTGCTCGGTGGTATCGAGGCATTCGGTGGCGGAAGAATCGCGAAGGCACTCGGCAATACGAGTATCGCAAAGGCGGCGGCAGAAGGAATCAACAAGGCGGTGAAGTCTGATATTGGCAGAGGGCTTCTGTACCGTCTCGGCAGCCATGGAGCGAATGCGCTCGGTGAGGCAGCACAGGAAGGACTGCAGTACTGGACGCAGGGGATCGCAAAGAATGTGATCCTTGGTGAGGGTAAGGACGAGAACGGAAACATTGATCCGGTCAAGGGTCTTTCTTTCAGTGACCCTGAATTCTGGTATTCTGCGGCGCTTGGCGCGGCGAATTCGATGCTTATGAACGTGGGCGGTGATGTGCTGCACCTTGCCGGAAACGAGATCGAGCACCGGACAGACGACTGGCAGCAGAGAAGAAGCGCGGAGCGTGAGTATCAGAATCAGTTCAAGAGCGATCAGTTCGTAAACGATAATACGCTGTTTAATGATATGCGCGACTACACTGAATTCAGTGAAGCTCCTGCACAGAATATGGACACACAGGCACCGGCGTCGGAAGCACCGGTTTTTAGTGATGCCGATGTGTCGGACGATATTTCAACAGATAACAATATTACGGTAACGACAGAGGGTAGCGGATCAGACACGAAGGATGCCACCAATGCGGCTGTCGATAAGCTGAAGAAGTCGAGAAAGAAGCGGACGAAAACTGCGGACGACACGAAGAATGTGGCGGACGCTACGCATGATGCCGTGAATGAGGCGGTAGATGCGCTGAAGGAGCGCTCAGAGCAGAACACGGCGGATTCTACACCGGATGCAGCGAAGGAAGCGACACAGGCAGCCGTAGAAGCGATCAATACGGAGGATGCAGCGCCGGTCGCACAGGAGACAGAGAACAGCCAGGACTTGATCCAGGAGCCGACGGCTGAGGAGAGTCAGAATCTGATTGAGGAACCAAAGAGCGAAGACGAGCCGAAGTCTCAGGGCGATATTATCGACCGGGCGTTTAATCAGGGCGGTATCATCAACCAGGATGCGATTAATCATGCGTCGCCGGAAGATTTACAGAAGATCGTAGATATTTTCGAAGGAAAGCACGTAGGTTCTGATGAGAGTGCGCCGGCACAGGAGATCAGCGAGTCGCAGCAGGAACCGGAGCCAGAAACAAACGAACCTGTCGGAAATTCCGACAGGAAGCTCACGACGAATCAGCTTCATGATAAGCTCAAGAGCAACGGAAAGTTTACGGCTGATCAGATCGAGTACGAAATAACCGCAGACGAGGATGGCTATGTTGGCCGCCTTCGTGACACGAAAAACGACAAGTTCGGCGGCGTGATCGTCGATGGTCGGGCTCTTCGCTATGTCACAAAACCGTATGAGTCACGTGACGCGGTTATCGATGATCTTACTAAATTTGCGGAAAATAATGGCCTCACGAGGAACGAGAAAGCGGCTGCCGAAGCGGACAGCTTTGTTTCTGGTGGAATTCTTCAGCCGGATGTGGCCGATGCGTTAACGGACAGAGCGTACAAGCGTTTCGGGACGAAGGAAGCAGAGAGACGAACATACATCGATTTCTTCTCGCTTGGCTCTGAGCAGTGGCCGTCTGTCGATACATCGACCGTCTATAAGTGGGACAATTTCATGGCACAGGTTTATCAGGCGGGCTTAAATGGCGAGCCGTATTCGAGATTATCGAATGACAGCAACTTCGCTGAGTTCTACAAGATGCCGGTCGGACCGGATGCTGCTGACGCTATGTGGAAACTGGGGTATAATCAGTACAACATCCGCATGCAGAAGAATGAGGAAAAGAAGGAAGAGCCGAAGGAAGCACCGAAGGAAGCATCAAAGCCAGCGCCAGCGACAAAAACCAGTCCTGCAGCGCCGGAGAAAAAGCCGGTCGCAAACAGCAATCCGCAGTCATCCATCGCGGATAGAGTTGCAGCGAAGGTTGCGTCCGGCCAGTCGTTTACGGCAAACTGGCTTTTCGATGTTGCGAATAATGCTTATGGCGGAACGATGGCTGATGGCACATATTCCGTAAAAGATGCTTATGACGGTATGGAGCTGGGCATCAACAAGTATCTGATGAATGCCGATTTCGTAAAGGCAGGAAACGGATCACTTGAAGATGCACTCAACACGCTGTCAGAGCTTCAGAACATCTTGCGCAATATCCCTACGAAGACGAAGAGAACCGAAGAGATGGAATCATATCAGCAGTTCTCTACGCCGCCGACGATCGCTTTCACGGCAGCACGCTTGGCAAATATCACGAGTGATGATGTTGTGCTTGAGCCGTCCGCCGGTATTGGCGGTCTTGCACTTTGGGGTAAAGCATGGGGCGCGAAGGTTTATGGAAATGAGCTTTCAAAGCGCAGACTTGCTTTCCTCAATGAGCTCGGACTCGATGGCACATTCAACGAGAATGCAGAGCAGATCAATAACGTTCTTCCTGACGATATTCAGCCGACCGTGGTTATCATGAATCCGCCGTTTTCATCTACTGCAGGCAGAATGAAGACCAACAAGACAGCCAATGCAAAGCGGCACATCGAGCAGGCACTCGACCGTCTCCAGGAAGGCGGCAGACTGGTCGCTATTCTCGGTCGCGGCATGGCGGATGATGCACCGGCGTTCTCCGCGTGGTGGAATGACCTCCGCAGGGAATACACCATCCGGTCGAACGTGCGCATTGACGGTTCCAACTATCAGAAGTACGGAACTACTTTCGATGACCAGCTGGTAGTCATTGATAAGGTAGGCCCACAGGAAGGAAAGACCTTAACCGGAGAATACAAGGACCTTTCCGAACTGCTGACCGACCTGGAAGGAGTGAGAAATGAACGAAGATTTGTGGAGCAGAATAGAAAATCTGGCAACATGGTACAGGGAAGAAGTACTTCCGAAAAGACAGACGGAGTGGCAGACGAACTGGCTTCAAATGCAGCCGACGGAAGAAGAAACGATACTGGACGGAATGGAAGAGTGGATTCCTCACGAGAATCAGGAACTGGTGCACGCGTTAGAAACGGTGGCAGAGTATCAGGAAGTGCAGGAAGTACTAAAAAACTTAAAAAGTCTGGAGAACGGGTATCCGAATCAGAACCAGGAACAGTTAGCGATCAGAACGATGGAAAGTCTGATGGAAATGTCAGACTCGTACATGGAGATGTTCAGGGATCACAGCGAGGTGTAAGCAAGCCGAAGATTAATATTGATAGTAAATTTACTGCGTATGAGCCAGCAAAGGTGCATATTGAAGGAGCAAAGCCACACCCGGGTAAGCTCGTAGAAAGTGCAGCCATGGGCGCAGTAGAACCGCCTACGCCAACATATACGCCGCATCTTCCGCAAAGTCTTATTGACTCCGGTAAGCCGTCAAGCGCACAGCTTGAAAATATTGTTTATGCAGGGCAGGCGCACTCTCAGATACTTCCAAGCGGTGAACGTAAGGGCTATTTTATCGGAGACGGAACAGGCGTAGGAAAGGGAGTTCAAATTGCGTCAATTCTTCTTGATAACTTTAACCAGGGGAGAAGAAAGGCTGTTTGGGTAAGTAAGAACCCTTCGCTTAGGCTTGACGCGCAGCGAGACTGGTCAGATATTGGACAGGATGCATCCGAAATATATGATTTTTCCAAGTTCAAGAACAGTGATATTCCATACGATGAAGGTATTATGTTTGCTTCATACAAGCAGATCGGAGACCGTAAGCAGGACGGAATTGACACACTTACCAAATGGCTTGGGAAAGACTTTGACGGTGTGATTGTTTTTGATGAAGCCCACATGATGAAAAACGCTATTCCTACTGAGGGAAAGGGATGGGGCAAGACATCAACTTCTCAAATGGCAGTATGGGGCGTTAAACTTCAGCAGGCATTTCCTAATGCACGAATTCTCTACGCTACAGCAACTGGTGCATCTGATATTTCTAACTTTGCGTACCTTGACAGACTCGGTCTATGGGGGAAGGGAACACCGTTTGCGAATTTTAACGATTTTTATGAGAAGATTTCCAGCGGCGGACTTGCTGCCATGGAGCTTGTAGCTAGAGATATGAAGGCTATGGGTTCATATATGGCGCGAAGCATTAGCTACGAAGGTGTAGAGTATGACACGGTCGAACATGAGCTGACACCAGCTCAGACAAAAATTTACGACACAATGAGCGACGGATGGCGAATTGTCCTACAGAATCTTGATTCTGCACTCGAAATTACAGGTCAGAGCAGAAATAGAAATGCACGTGCTATAGCTGTTGGCCAGTTCTGGTCAAGACTTCAGAGCTTTTATAATCAGATCATCACCTCTATGGCGATGCCTAGTGTGATCGACGATATAAGAAAGCAACTTGACGATGGCAGAAGTGTAGTTATTCAGCTCACAAATACGAATGAAGCGGCTGCGAAAAGAAAGATCGCGGAAAACGAAAAAAACGGAGGGGATCTTGAGAACCTTGATCTTACTCCGTCGGAATCGCTTATTGACTATCTTAAAAAGTCATTTCCTGTCCAGGTATACGAAGACTATGAGGATGAAAACGGTAATCGCTTATCAAGACCAGTTAAGGACAGTCAAGGAAATCCGGTTCTCGACAAAAGAGCTGTTGCACTTCGAGACCAGCTCATTACTAAAATCGGAAAGATGAAGGTCCCAGACGGACCGCTTGAAATGCTTCTTGACGAATTTGGAACTGAAAATGTAGCGGAGGTAACAGGAAGAACAAGAAGAGTTGTCAATCAGAGGCAGGCTGATGGTTCAGTCAAGAGAATAATTGAAAACAGAAGCGTTAAAAGTGGCGAAGCCGATGCGAAAGCATTTCAGAATGGAACTAAACGTATTCTTGTATTCTCTGAATCTGGTGGCACAGGTAAGAGTTATCACGCTGATCGCAGAGCTAAAAATCAGCAGCAGAGAGTCCACTATATCCTTCAGCCTGGTTGGAAGGCGGATGCCGCAATTCAGGGCCTGGGGCGTACGCATAGAACCAATGAGGCAAGTGCTCCTATTTACAAACTCGTCACAACGAATGTAATGGGGCAAAAGAGATTTACCGCGACGATTGCAAAACGTCTCAATCAGTTGGGTGCATTAACGCAGGGACAGCGTGACGCTGGTAGTGGTATTTTCAGTGAGAAGGATAATCTTGAAACCCCTATAGCAGCAGACGCACTAGAGAATTTCTATAGAAGTGCGGACAGAGATTTAATCAAGAGTTTAGGAATTAACATTTATGAAAAGGGCGGTTTTGCAATTAATGAATCAGCACCAGATCTGAGAAATGTGCCGAAGTTCCTAAACCGTATATTGTCATTAAAAGTTGAAGATCAGAACAAAGTATTTAACGAGTTTTACTCACTGCTTAATGATATGACAGAAACTGCAATTCAGAACGGAACATTGGACCGTGGCATGGAATCTGTCAAAGCCGATAAAATCGAAGTTATAGACAAGAAAACTGTGCATGTAGACGAAAGAACCGGAGCAGAAACACAGTACGTTCAAATGAAAGTCTATAGAAAGCCTACTATTGTTAGTTTCAAAGATATGCCGGAACTGTTTTATTGTTCCGATGATGAAGTATGGAATCTTTATATTAAAGAAGGCAGATTAAGACTGTGCAGATTTGGCGATGGCTCGGTTCGTGCAGTATATAAGATGCACCGCACTGAAACAGATACGAAGGGACGTGTACATGATCTTTATGAAATAAAATCACCAGTTTATGAATATAGGAGCATTTATCAAGACAAAACGTTAGAAAAACTTAATCCTATAGAGATCCCAAAGAACGAATGGGAAGATGCATGGAACGAAGAAATTAAAAAAACGCCTAAATATCTTGATAGCAATCTGCATTTACTTACAGGTGTGCTTTTACCTGTTTGGGATAAGATTGAAAATGCGCGAGGAAAAGTCCTTCGAGTTGTAACTTCGGATGGTACTCAGTATCTTGGACGCGAAATTTCACCGTCTTTTGTCGATACTGTTCTTAGATCATTAAATCAAACCCGAACAAAGAAACAGTATACGCCGAAGGAATTAATGTCTGAAATTCTTGATAGCAATCAGGAGGTAGCATTAAAGCGCGATAAATGGAGATTAAGAAAACGCAGAGTTTCGGGAGAATGGAGAATTGAACTAACCGGTACAAATACGTGGCAGGTTGATGATATGCCTGGCATTATTAAGGAAATCATCAACAGTGAAGAGCGCTATTTTATTCCTACAGGGAAGAGAGGGGAAGCTGTAATTGAATCAATTATCGCCGATAACCCCGTATCTGATGTAAGACCGGTATCATCTGACGATGGTGTGCTTCATAGTATGTCGAAGCATGACGACACGGGCGATGAGTCCGGCGGAGTGCTGAACTCTAAGAAGAATCCAACACCGAGCGAGGATGGCGAGAAGCCAGAGGAACGCTGGACGGCTCAGAAGAACGAGGATAGTACGGAGACCTCATCGAAGCGTCTGTCAGACATCATCGGCCAGGCGGCACATGACTGGGGATTCAATGTAACATCCGGCACCCGGTATGTGAAGGGTGAAGGAAATATGGGCGAGTTCAATGAGCGGAACCGCGGAATTCGGACGAAGATCACGAACGACCTTCCGACATTCTCGCACGAGTTCGGTCACTGGCTCGACAAGACCTACAACATTACTGGCAGCGCAAGGCTTCCGAAGGAAGTGCGCAAGGACATCGAGACCGCATTTTTCATGAACCCGGACAATGCTGATCTCTATAGTGGAAAGAGTGCATCGGTCAAGTTAAAGGAGGGACTTGCAGAGTTCGTAAGGTACTACTTACAGAACCGCGATGCAGCGCGTATCGATTTTCCGAAGCTCACAGACTACATCCTCAAGCAGATGAGCCCTGGGGAGCTTGCGAAGTTTAACGGCTTCGCGGATCAGGTGAACGCATACTATTCGATGGATGCTGGCGACGCGAAGAGCTCGATCAGACTGAAAGAGGATAGCCGACCGGACTACCGGACGAACATGGAGAAATTTCACGACTGGTATCATGGCTGGTACCAGGAAAATGTAGATTCCGTTCATGGCTTCCGCGAGTTCGATGTCAGAAACGGCACCAATACATATACCTATGCGACGAATGCAGCCTATACGGATGCACGAGTGGCACAGACCATCATAGAGGGCATCTATGATCTGGACGGTAATTATATTGGCCCAGGGCTTAAAGATGCGCTCGCCGGTATCGATGTGAACGACAAGGAAGTTTATATCGCATTCGGTGAGTACCTGGCCGTGAAGCATGGTATCGAGTGGATCGCCCAGAACAAGCGCGTATTTGCGGATGATCGCAAAAACAACGCGCAGTGGATGGAGAACCGGATCGAGGAGATCGAATCCGAACACCCGGAGTTCATCGAAGCTGCTGACAGACTGTATAAGTTCGAAAGCGACTTCATGTGGACTTATGCGGTTGGCGAGGGGCTGATTTCTGCGGACGCATACAAGGCGATGCAGAAGGAGAACCCTTGCTATGTACCGTTCTTCCGAGCAGGCTTCAAGGAGCGCGGCAATTCGCTGTTCAAGGCAAAGGGCAGCGGACGTGATCTGATCCATCCGGTCGATAACATCATCGACAACATCACGAAGCTCCAGAATGCAGCCGCGAGAAACGCAGTCATGCTTCAGCTCAGACGAGAAGCCGTAAGAAGTAAAGCAGATGCTTTATTCATGGAAAAGATGCCTGATCCGAAGGTTCCGGTCGAAGTCGATCTTCGCGGTATCAAGGACCGTCTCTATAACGAAACGCATGACATTGCCGGTATCGAAATCGCACCGGAAATGCAGGATGCTTTACAGGAAGTCATTGGTTCCATCGATGATACGATGACGCAGTTCCAGCTTGGAAAGGCGAAACCGAACAGAGGTGAGATCAAGATTCTTGTAGCCGGTAAGCCGGAGTTCTGGAAGATCAATGATCCGCTGCTTCTTAGCTCCATCACTTCCATGGACTACCGGAACGCCAGCAAGGTGATCACTGCTTTCGGAGCGGTTTCAAGATTCATCACGTCAAACATCACTGGAAACAATGTGATCTGGTCGATCTTCTCCAATGCGCCGAGAGATCTACAGACGCTGCTTACGTACTCAATGGCGACGAAGAATCCTGGAAAGATGCTGCAGGGTGTCGCAGATACCTACCTTAACTACATCAACAACGCACGGGGCAAGAGTGTTGATCCGCTCTTCTCCGAGTATCTTGCGATGGGCGGTGAGGGTGCACCGGTATGGTCCGGCAGCAAGGACTATGTAAAGGACATGCGAAAGTTACTCAGCTCTACGAGAGAACATCCGGAAATGAATCCGCTCAAATGGGCGATGTTTGTTTCGGATATGATCGAGATGGGGCCGAGATTCGCAACCTATAAGATGTGCCGTGAAGCCGGCATGAATCCGCAGAAGGCGTTTTATGCTGCGATGGATATCACGGTAAACTTCCGTAGAAATGGCATCAATTCAAAAACGCTCAACCAGTTTATCCCGTTCTTCAATGCAGGCGTGCAGGCAACGGACAAGATGATCCGGTACTTCACTGCCGAGGATCTTCGGGAGATGAAATTCGTCGGCGGTGCCGGAGACGGTGGAGACGGCGGAGACGGTACCGGAAAATGGGTTGAGGTGAACGGCAAGGAGAGAGGACGGGCGATTGCAGGTAGAATTGCATTCTCCGCAGCGCTGTCTCTGATCATGGCCGCACTCGTCGTCGCATGGTCGCGTAGAAATAAAGAAAGCAAGGATGATTTCGATATGCTTTCGAACTACACGAAGAACTCCTACTTCTGTATCTCATTAGGCGATGGAAAGTATTTCACCATCCCGAAGGGACAGAACGTAGCTGTGCTGGAGTCGTTCTTTGAGAGACTTCTTGAAAGAACGGTGGGCGATAACGATCACGCTTTCGACGAATACTACAGCTACCTTACAGACAGCACACTTCCGAGTATTGTGTCTGATTTGGCAGAATATCCGGTCAATGTAATGGCGAATGGAGTACAGTCGGCAAACGATGATTTTACGACCGGATTTCTTGGCTCACTCGGTGCTGTTGGCGAAATGTCGCAGCTTAGAGCGAATAAGGATTACCTCAACCGTCCGATCGTAAGTAAGCAGAATGAAGGTAAGGTGCCGGCGCTGCAGTACACGGAGAAGTCAAGCGAAATGGCGTACCTGCTCGGAAAGTATCTCGGCATTAGTCCACAGAAGGCCGACCATTTCGGCAAGAATATTCTCGGCTGGATGTGGTCATATCCTTCCGCACTTTTCCCAATCAACGACGGAAATGGAGTGAAGGGCAAGCGTGACTGGACGATGGGCGTAAAGAATACGTACCTTAGAGATAATACCTATTCGAATGATCTCAGCAACTGGATCTATGATAAGGCAGAAGACTCGGAAATGATGTACAGCTCTTACGGCACGAACGAGCAGGCACTGGAAAGCACGCTCGACAGTAACATGAAGTCGTACTATCAGAAGACGATCGGCCTTGCGAAGGGCCAGGAGGATGAGCGAGAGATCCGTCGCGCTGCACTCGACAAACTGAAGGCATACCGGAAGGAGTCGGATCACGGCGTGGAAGATGCAGACCGAAAGGCAATCTACGACATCGTGGAGAGCAACGGTAACGCATCGATTCTTCCTGGCGTGATGAATACTTCCATCAAGTCGGATGGTAAGACCTACGACCTAAGCGGCAAGGAGTACATGCAGTACCAGGACGCATATGAGAGTTACTACTACGATCTGGCGGACGACTGCATTAACCCAAGTGACAGCGAGGACAAGCAGAGTAAGATTGCAGGCGACCTGAAGCAGCTCGCAAGAGAACAGGCCATGGACGAGATCCTTTCGAAGAAGGGCATCGAGTCGGGCAAGCCGTCGAAGCTGAAGGACTGGACGGATGCCGGTTATGATGCAGCGGACTACTTCTCATTGAAAGAGGAGATGGACGTTGCGAAGGTCGGCAAGGATGGTGACGACCGGCGGAAGGCCGTGAAGAAGGTACTGAGAGGCAGCGGACTTTCTGCGGATGCGCAGAAGAAGCTGTGGGAGATCGCAGGCTATAAGGCGAGCACCTTCAAGAAGTATTAAAGCGAATATCGATGAAATGAGGAGTTCCCGGCGACGGGGGCTCCTTTTTCATAGGTCGGTTTGTTTTCGCTTGCAAAGCATTTACATTGTAATAAGAACAGGCGTAGTAGCCTGATGAAAGACTCACGGGATAGACCGCGCAAGCTAAAGGAGCTTATTTTATGACGAAATTCAAGTTAAACCTCCATGCGTTTGAGGGAGACGGCGGTGCCGCTTCCGGGGCAGCAGGAGCATCGGGCGATGCAGGCCAGGCCGCCGCTGGCAATGGGGCGAGTCTGATCACAGACGGTAATCAGCCGGACGCCACGGCAGCAACAGGCACAGAGTTTGAGACATTCATTTCCGGGCACCAGGATGAAGCCAAGAAGTGGTTTGATACGAAGTTCCAGGAAGTGTTCAACAAGCGGTTCAAGGACTATAAGTCCATGGAAGGCCGGGTAAAGGCCGGCGACCAGGTGATGCAGATGCTCGCCACCAAGTATGGCATCGAGGATGCCAGCGACATCAAGTCCATCACGCAGGCGCTGAAGGATGATGATTTCCTGTACGCAGAGCGCGCAGAAGCGAACGGGCGCACCATCGACGAGCAGCGTAACTGGGACAACCTGGAAAGAGAGAACCGCGAGTTCCGCGAGGCCCAGAAACAGGCAGAGCGGCGCGAGCAGATTGATCGGCAGATGGCAGAGTGGGACAAGCAGAGCGCAAACTTAAAGGCGCTGTTCCCGTCCTTCGATCTCGATACAGAGCTTCGTAATCCAGATTTTGAGAGTGCACTTCGGAGCGGTCTTTCCATGGAGAGAGCGTTCTATGCGGTGCATGGAGACGAGATCGTGTCCGGCGCGATGCAGACGACGGCCAATGCCGTACGAAGCGCGACCGTGCAGGACATGGCAGCGAGAAGGTCGAGACCGAGAGAGAACGCGATCGGTTCACAGGCTGCCGCGAAGGTGTCAAAGGATGTGCATAAACTTTCGAAACAGGAAAGAGCGGAGATCGCCAAGCGCTCTATGTTTGGAGATGTTCGCTTCTGAAAAGGAGCATTATGCATACAGCAAAGATTTATAAGTTAAACCTTCATGCGTTTGATAACGTTATCAACGCAACGACCTCCGCGTCGTCCGGTAATAACCTGGCACCGGAGATCAAGACCTATTACTCTGATTACCTCATTGACCTTGCAGAAGCAGAGCTCGTGCATGATCAGTTCGGTCAGAAGAGAAACATTCCTTCCGGTAACGGTAAGGAGATCGAGTTCAGACAGTTCATGCCGCTGGCGAAGATCCAGGACGCACTCGTCGAGGGTGTAACACCGGATGGCCAGGCGCTTGATACCTCTGCACTTACTGCGAAGGTGAAGCAGTACGGCGGTTATGTTATCATCACCGACCTGCTCGATCTGACATCGATCGACAACGTAAAGACTGAGGCGACGCAGCTTATCGGCTCTCAGGCTGGTCGAAGCCTGGATACGGTCACCCGTGAGATTCTGAACGGCGGTACCAATGTTCAGTACCACGAGGCAGAGAGAGCCGGTAGAGCGGCACTCCTCGAGACCGATACACTGACCGTCAAGGCGATTCGTGCAGCCGTGAGAACGCTGAAGCGTCAGAATGCACGTACCATCGATGGCAGCTATGTTGGTATCATTCACCCGGATGTTTCTTACGACCTGATGTCCGACCCGAACTGGGTTGAGTGGCAGAAGTACACCTCCCCGGACAAGATGTACAACAACGAGATCGGTAAGATCGCCGGTGTGCGTTTCGTAGAGACCACCGAGGCGAAGATCTTCGAGAAGGTCGGTGGCGGTTCCGGCACGAAGTTTGATGTATATTCCACCCTGATTATCGCCGCAAATGCGTATGGTACGACCAACATCGAGGGTGGCGGCCTGCAGCTCATCGTGAAGCAGAAGGGTTCTGCCGGTACGGCTGATCCGCTCGATCAGAGATCGACCATCGGTTGGAAGGCGACCAAGACTGCAGAGCGTCTGGTTGAGGACTACATGGTACGTATCGAGACCGCTTGCTCTTACAAGGCATCCTGAGTCTAAGCATGCATGGGGCCGATGAAGCCCCATGCGATATTAAAGGAGATAGATATGGCAGTGAAGAAGAATGAAGCTGAGCCGATTGAGGCAGTAGCAGAGGAGATCGCTCCTGTTGAGGAGACCGCAGAGGATACTGCTCCTGTTGAAAAGAAAGACGACTACGTTGCGCATGCGCCGCTCTTTAAGGATGGCGAGAAGTATAAGTTCCCTCTAAACGTAACCGTGAATGGCGTGAAGTATTCTGTGCCGCGTGGTGTGCCGCTTATGATTCCGAGAATCGTCGCGGATATCATCGATCAGTCGATCGCACAGGACTCGCACGCACGGGAGCTTGATGCAAGAATGCAGAAGACACAGGTGGTGAATTTTTAAGGGCACTGTTATGAGTACAAAGTATATTACAATGATTGGGGCCATTGGCGGAATCCTCGTTTCCGCGTTCGGCGGATGGGATTATTATATGCAGCTTTTGGTCATTTCCATGTGCGTGGACTACATCAGTGGCGTGCTTGTGGCAGCAGTCTGGCACAGATCAACGAAGAGCAAAGACGGAAGTCTTGAGTCACGCGCTGGATTTAAAGGGCTGATCCGAAAAGGCATGATTATTCTTGTTGTACTCGTGGCCCATTACATGGACCTCACGATTGGTACGCAGTATATTCGAAATTCTTTAGTGATTGGCTTCTCTGCAAATGAAATTCTTTCCATTTTGGAAAATGTTGGGCTTATGGGCGTGGAGTATCCAGACGTTATGAAGCAGGCCATTGAAGCACTGAAAAAGAAGGACATGCACTCTGATGTATGATATTAATAAGCTTCTCAATGTGGCAGAATCTGAACTCGGATACCTTGAGAAGGCAAGCATTCAAAATCTTGATAGTAAGACTGGGAACGCAGGCTCCGGCAACTTTACAAAATACTGGCGTGATATTGACCCATCCATGCAAGGGCAGTCTTGGTGTGATGCATTCGTTTCATGGTGCTTCATGAGGGCTTTCGGAAAGAATGCGGCAAACGAGCTTCTTTGTGGAGGGTTCAATAGCTACTATACGCCGACATCAGCGAACAAGTACAAGAAGGTTGGCCGGTTGTCGATGATTCCTGCAGTCGGTGACCAGGTATTTTTCAAAAATTCACAGCGCATATGCCACACCGGTATCGTGGTGGGTGTCACCTCGTCAACCATCATCACGATTGAAGGAAACACTTCCGGCGCTTCCGGCGTGGTTCCAAATGGCGGAGGCGTGAAGAAAAAGACCTATTCACGTAATTATTCTGGCATTGCCGGATATGGGCATCCGAATTACGGAAAGGCAGAATGCACTGAGGACCATTACCCGAGATGGATTCATGACGGTACAAATTGGTATTATCGCCTGAAGAAGGGCGAGAACGCGCATGGGTGGAGAAGTATTAATCGGCATCGGTATTACTTCGACAATCAAGGTCAGATGCTCACAGGGTGGCAGCAGATCGGAGATGATTGGTACTATTTCCAGCCAGAAGAAGGAAAGGGAGCAAGCCTTGCAGGTGCGCTCTATGTTTCCGATAAGGACGGAAAGCAGCACATTTTAACTGAATAACTGCTAGGAGGTGTACTATGATGAACTTTAATCCTTATGCATACGCAGGAGGATATTCCGGGCAGGGCTTTCAACAGCCGGAAGCTTCTGCACCGATCTGGGTGCAGGGGGAGGCAGGCGCAAAAGCATATATTGTTCCGGCTGGAAGGACGGTATGGCTGATGGATTCAGAAAACCCGGTGTTCTATATCAAGAGCACGGACGTAAATGGAATGCCGCAGCCGCTTCGGACGTTCGACTTTACGGAGAGGAAAGAGCCTGCCAAAAATGAGAATATGTCACAGTACGTCACGAAGGAAGAAATGAAGTCTTATATTGATGAACTTTTGAAGAAGGGAGAGGACCATGAATCCACTGTTTGATCGAAATACAGGTAACACGCCGATGAGTGATTTTTCAAACATGATGTCTCAGTTCAACCAGTTCAAGAACAGCTTCAATGGAAATCCAAAGCAGATTGTAATGAATATGTTGCAGAACGGCCAGATGTCACAGCAGCAGTTTAACCAGCTGAAGAGCATGGCACAGCAGTTCATGAACATGATCGGACATAAATAGATCGGTTTTATTATCTTTGAAGATAATATACATTCATAGTAGTTAAGGGCACTACCTTCTGGCCAGAGGGATCACAACTTGTTTTATTTTTAAGCGAGGTATAAAAATGGCACTTGGAAGCGAAATGACACCGGCTGACATTGCCGCTGTCACAGGAAACAATAATTATGGATGGGGGAATGACTCCGCATCCTGGATCATCATCTTATTTCTGTTTATCTTCATGGGATGGGGTGGAAGAGGTTTCGGCATGAATAATGCAGGCCCTTGCAATCCGGCTACCGCGAATGATATGCAGAGAGGATTCGATCAGCAGGCACTGATCGGTGGTCTGAACGGCATCCAGTCGGCAGTAACGAATGGTTTTTCACAGGCTGAGGTTTCCGGCTGCAACAGGCAGGCAAACCTTATGCAGCAGCTGAACAATATGTCGTATGCACAGCTTTGCGGCATGAACCAGCTGCAGACAGGTATTTCAGACATTAAGTACACGGTTGCTTCAGAGAATTGTGCGGATCGCACAGCGCTCAATCAGGCGATGAATAACTTGATGGCTTCGAATACTGCGAACACACAGGCAATCTTAAACAAGCTTGAGCAGAATCAGATGGATGCGAAGAACGACACCATTGCACGGCTTCGTACTCAGCTTGATCTTGCGAACCTTGCGGCATCGCAGACTGCACAGACTTCACAGCTCATGGCTGCACAGGCAGCAAATGCGAATAACATTGTGAACCAGCTTGGACGGCCTGCACCTGTTCCGGCGTACATCGTACCTAATCCGTACACCGGAAGTGGAACGACGACTGGAGGATCAACGACATGATGGCAGAATCTCTTGAAAAGATTGAGAGCATGGTATGTGAAGGGCTGGACCAGATTGCAGAAAAAGGTGAACTGTCCAACAGTAATCTTGATGTAGTCGATAAGCTCACGCACACACTGAAGTCCATTAAAGCAATCGAGTCTATGGGATACAAGCATGCCGGCTTAGACATCCATACGGTACTCGATGGTGCACAGAAAGACGTTAAGCGGGCTGATTCTATTAGCGTAGAGGACGTTCGCAAGATGCTCAATGAATGCATCGGCAAATTGGGCGGCTAGTATTCGATGGTTTCTGGGGCTCTGAAAGTATTCAGAGTCCCATGTCTTTTGCAGGATGAATAAATGATTGAAATTGTCGGAAGGGAAATGGTCATCCCTAGAGAAGAATTTAATATCGGAACCAACTACGACACAAACTCGGAAGCACGTATCTTCCATATGAAAAGAGTGACAAGTGGCGGCGTTGACCTTGCGAACCTTTCGTTCGTGCTGGATCTACGGTACTCGAACGACAAGGCCGACACCGCAGCGCTTGTGAAGGAGACGACAGACAAGGATATTAACCTGTGCCTATCGATCGTAAAGAATATGTTGCAGGTGCCAGGATCTGTAATTATTCAGATCAGAGCACTTAACGCAGATGGAAATGTGAAGTGGACTTCCTATCCAGGTGCGCTTTTCGTCGAGGATGCGATCAACACGCCTGCGGAATATACCGGAAAACTGACAGAGCTTGAGCACTTTGAAGCAGATTACGAATCCTATCAGAGGGCTGAAGCTGGACGAGTTGCGGCAGAGGAGAAGCGTGTCACTGCTGAGACGGATCGAGAGAGCGGCGAGGCCGCAAGGGAAAGCGCGTTTAATGCTGCCATTGCCGATTTTAACAACGACCGGCAGGAGCTTAAAGACTTTAGAAATTTATCCGAATCTTATGCGCACGGTAACACCGGAGTAAGAGAAGGTGAAGATACTGACAACTCAAAGTATTACGCAGCGCAGGCACAGGAGAGTTTCGAGAACACAGCTTTTCTTATGAACTTAACTATCCCATATCTGCACGTAGACTTCACCACCGGGGACCTGATGTACACGCAGGATGTATCGGCGGCAGGCAAAGTGACAGTTGATTTTAATATTGATACAAGTACCGGAGATTTAATGTATGAAATCTCGACTATTTAGGAGGTCACATGGCAGAAAAGAGTGCAGGTAGAGTCCTGCTGATTCCAAAGGGAGTATTTACAATCGGAACAAATTATACTCCGCTTGATTTTGTTGCATTCGGTTCGAGCAACTACGTTTGTAAGAAAGCTACAGACGGAACCAAAACGCCAGTAGAAGAGACTGCGTCGTGGCAGATGCTGGCGGCCGGTTTTGACAGTCATAATATTGCAGCAGAGTATAGTGAAGAGGCCACCTATCATACCGGAGATATTTGCATCAGCGGTGGAAACCTTTATAAGGCAAAGCAGGATATCAATGTTGCTGAGGCATTCACGGCAGGCCATTGGGAAGCGATCACCATCGGACAGGAACTCATGTCGCTCGAAACGTCTAAGGCTGATGCTAGAAAATTACGACTCACATTTCCGGCTTCCGGTTGGAGTGAGAGCGCACCATACACTCAGACGATTAATGACCTTGACGTGACAAAGACAGACACTCCAGAGCGATGGTTCGATTTCCCTGACCCTGTACCGGAAGGCTTCGACTATGGCAAGTACACCGAGGAGACCGGATTCGTAACGTACTGCGAGACGGGCGACGGCTTGATCACGGCAGTGTGTCGTACCGACAAGCCGACCATGGACCTCGTTATCGTTTTCAAGGGATGTTGATGGAGGTGAAACTATGGCTAAGTGTTTATTTCAGTCCGGTGGCGGTGGTGGAAAGTCAAAGTTAAAGCCAGTAACCG